GGGTGTTCCAGTCCCCGGGTCGATACGTCGAACCAGTCCCGGTACACCGATGGCAGATAGGACCGCCACGGTCCATGTGGCTGAAGTCAGTTCCACCGCAATACACGCAGGGCTTAAGCACGCTCATGGTCGCCCTCCACGAGGGTGAGGGCGCGGATATGCACAGACCAGTTCTCTGTGCCCTCGGTCCACCTAACCCACGCTTGTTTTCCGTCTAGGCCACGCACCTCTGCGACGCGCAGTGTCGATCCCTGCACCCACACCCTATCCCCCACCCCGATCTCGCGGGGCGCAGGGTGGTGGGCGGCGATTTGGTTGTCGTCGAACCATATCTCAGACCCGCTTGCATCTTTGAACATGAGGCAACATGCGCCGTTACGAGCCACCTCCAGCGGGACCAGCGTCACCTTGTCGCCGGGTTTGATTTTCGAAATATCCACGGTCATCTAGCCTTCTCCACGAGAATGAGATCTGCGATGTTCCAGACCGTCTCATAACAGGCGTCCCACACTACCCACGCTTTTCCGCGAGTGATATGCTCTACAGTTCCTTTAACGCTAGTGGGACTGCTTCGCACCCTATCCCCTACCCCGATCTTGCGGGGCGCAGGGTGGTGGGCGGCGATTTGGTCTTGTTCAAACCATACGAAGGAGTTGGACCCGGCAGTGACAAGACGTATATAACCGGAGCCCGTGGGGTCTTCAGCCACCTCCAGCGGGACCAGCGTGACCATATCTCCAAGCTTAATTTTTGAAATGTCTACATTCATTTTTTATCTCCTAATCTTTTAATAGATCCATTTTAACATGATCTGGAATTATTGTACACCTTCCCTCGCGAACCGGCCCAAGGATCACCAATGATACCATCTCGGGACTTAAGTTCGGTCAATATGGATGCGGGAATAAGGCAACCTGCATATCGTGGATCCATGCGTAAAAGTGATGCGGTTCCAGCTGTCCATATACGTATCGCGTATTGGTCACTATCACCTAGAGTAACTGATAACAACCACTTGCTTCCAGCCTTATACGGTGTAATATCAATCATTGCTTAAATTCCTTTTATCTTCAATAAGACCATCAAACCAAAGTTCCATATCAATAACATCTATCAGGTCATCTAAGTGATGATAAACTTGATCATCCATATACTGAGCTACTCGTCTAGGCAAGCAATATGATGGTCGCCGAAGCAACACTTCACTAACAGACCTCATTTTACTCTTCCCATCGAAGCGGGTCACTGATTCTAGGTTTCATCTGATGAATCATATCGGTGTTGCGTTGAAGCGGCCTGATTACACGATCGCGTATTTTATAATGCACCTGTTCCTGCACACCTGCCCAGATCTCTATAAAGGTGTACTTAATATTACTACTGACTGATTTCACGAGTATTCCCAAGCTCATCATAAAAATCATCTTCTACTCGATGTCTACACGGCATAATTACAGGCGCCACGTTAACCTCGAACGATGTCTCAATAATCCACATCATATTATTAAATGAAGAGTGTTTTATTTTTAGGTTGTAGTACATCATATCTCGAACGCTATTCATCACAAATACACTTCTACAGAATGAGATTCTAGTACGTATTTACCGCCAGTATAATTTTCATTAAACGTAACTAGCCATAATAACTTATCATAGGCTCTATTTTCGTCAGTGAAAACAGCTACTGCTTCGGTCTCATTATCTTTTTTAAGATAGATGACGTACGCACAGGATACATAATCATTATCTTCACGTAAGCTCATATTGAGTCCTATCATGCATATCGTCTAAAACCATAATCTCTAAATCAACCATAAAGCTTAAAAAAGAAGATCTTGGGTTTGTATCTGGATCAGTGAATACTTTTGTTAGGATCATCGGATTTATCTTTTTACTACCAACAGATAAAATAGCTTTAACTCTTCTATCATGATGAACTCTAGAGATTACATTACGCATCATTCAACTCTTCTCTTAAGTCCAGAGTTAAATTCCAAAACACCCCATCCCAAACTGGGTTCGTCATCTGACTTGGGCCCGTAGTCACCAATACATCGACTAGAGTGCTAAGATTCAAATTAATCTGCATCCTGCCGGGATGGGAAGTGAGCACAGTGGTCTTAACTCGTTTCATATAAATTCTCTTTTGGATACTCTGATCTAACGCCAAGAACAATAACAAGCCTGAGGTCTGTAACAATATCAGATATAGGATATGTTAATTCAGCATGAATGCGCCAATTTATATGCGATTCATTAAGAACAGCCCAATAATTAGCCTGGCATAATTCAACACTATTCACCTTCATCATTGTCTCTCAAACTAACTAAAACAAATCTAAACGTTGGATTAACTGCCTCTCTAGTTCCATGAAACACAACACCCCAAACAACATCTTTCACTGGTTCTGCGACTGACGCTAGAACTTTTGAATTGATAATGTTGTGTAATCTGCGGTCAACTCTATTCATGTCATGTAGAACTTTCTTCTCCATGCCATGTCATATAAATCAAGTCTAATATGGGAGCTAAACTCAATTACTCGATGAACATTATTTACAAGAACCCAACATGGTTTTGCATAAAATCTAGGAACTTTAAGATCAACCTCGAAAATCGTCTCTCTAATGATACTTCTAAATTTGTTACCGAAGTTTTTCATATCTCGTTACCGTTGATTAAGTCACGCCTGATAACAAACCCGACTGGTCCAGTTACTCGCATAACGCGCTTTACCATATCCCAACCAGAGTTTTGGAGAAATCTAGTCTCAACATCAATCCATTCTGGATGTTTAATAATACTTCTGAATTTTTTACCTAAGTTTTTCATTAAACCTCGCCTGAGTCAAGATACAATTGAGTTCTGATAAACCCAATCTGAGAATGTACAAAATTTATATTTCGAACGAACCAGACTCCGATGTCGAGGTGGAACTCCCCATCAAGGCCGCGAAGAAGATTCAAATTGTTAAGTTGAAAACTTACTGGTTTCATTTTTCTGTCATTTCTTCTGTTTGGTCATATACGAAATCCCAGATCGGATCCATAATATCCATAATCGGAGAAGTTAGTTTCTCTGTTGGCGGCGGGAGGTTTCTCCTCAGCTCTAGAAGATCGGCTAAAGAATAATCTTTTGGATCTGGCTTCAGTGATAGATTAACTCTTTGCATACAACGCTGAAATCTTCATAAAGTTGATCAATAATGTCATAAAACACAAGTGTAGTCTGAGCATTAGTCGTAGCAATCCTCAGTCGTTCAGGCCAAGGCCTAGAAGGGACTGCTCTCTTCAATACTAAACTTAAAGCTTTCAGTTTCATACAAAGTGTTTCCAATCACGAGAACGAATAGAGGGAGAGCCCCCAACTCGTGGAATAGCTCGAACTACAGCATCATAGTCACGATACGCTCCTGTCAGATCATCAGAAGCGTGAGCAGACTTTCGATCAGTAAATGTGTTATGAGAAACTCGCACAACATATTTCTGAAAATCTGTATCGCGTTGAATCAGAGCTACATCAGTCCAGCTTCCATCTGGTTGCCGAACATGAACATGCGCAATGAAATGACCAACTACAGCCATATCAATTCCATTATCAGAATGAATATGGCCGGCTTTCGAGTCAATCACCGGCCAGTAATCAGTTGTATTGAGAGTCGTCATAGCTATACTTCTGTGTTGGAGTATCGATATTGATGTTATCAGCAAACACGACGATATCGTCATCAACGATCATGCTCTTAGCTCGACCATCCCAGATCTTGTGAATAAAGTCTGGCTGGCCAAAAGCTGTAACAGCATGATCGTATCGAATATCGCTATGTGGATTGATGCGAGACGGATTAACATTGAATCCCACAAAATGCAGAGCGCTAGTCATGTTCTTTTCCTGGTTAATTTGATATATCCATTCTATCAGGAAAAGAATTAATGTACATATCTTGTTTAACATGCCGAACAACGGGAGATACTAAATCAAATATTGGACTTTGCAGCCCCCGCAGCATGAAAAATTTGGTATTCAGAAATTTTAATCCGCTAAGAGCAGGAATTCTACTCAGAGCTTGATTCTGCATGATAGCTTTAACTTCTGGTTTCATTTAGAATGAAAATCTCCCATAATTCTGATTTTTCTCCAGACTTCATAACTTGCTGGATAAACTGCTAAGAAAACTCTATCATAGGTTCTAGTCCAGACACGATGATCGATATTTCTTGACAAGCCCGGGACCCGCCCAAACTTTTGGCGTACATCATAAATCTGTTCAGTTACGTTATTCATTTTGAGTCAACTTTCACTTGATTCCAAATCTTGAGAATAATTTGATCATCTATCGTTCGGCGACTCAAATCAAGATTCAACAATTTTTCACCACCAGGATGAATTCGATGATGAATTCCTAATTTCTTTAGCTGAGGATACAATCTATGATTTAATGGTTTCATCTAAACATTCCTATTGCGAGTCTCTTAAAATAGAAAACCAAATATCATTTGCAATATTAACAGTAGCATGTACTTCTAGTTTAACTCTAATTTTAGAGAAGAGCTCAAAGATTATCAAACTCTCTGACCAACATATATCAGTATCTCTAACATAGACGATATCTGTTTCTTCTCTAATATCATCCCAGATTTGATCTCTAACTCTTTTCATGTTCCATTTCTTCTACAAGAGAAACCCAAACGATATCCGCGTAATCCGACGTTAAATTATCTGATATTCTAGCTCTAATATATCGGAGTAGGCGTAGATAGTTTGGATTAGTATGATTTAGATGGTGTCTCCATGCTTTATCCTCAACCTGGAAAAGTATTTTATCCTTAATAGATTTCATTGTTCAAAGCTCTTTCAGTTCTTCTGGGAAACTTAGATAATCTAGATAAGTCCAGATCAGATCGGATACTCCAAATAGAGTATCATCTCCCATAAACTTTAGCTTAATCGATCTCATCGAGGGCGAATGTCTCGTCGGATTACGCGGATCTGTAAGATTATACCACACGCGCACTCGGTGGATCCATATTAGATTCTTAACGCTGTTCATTTACTCTACTGATTTCCATATACTATCAACCCAAATCTCATCTTTAATATTTTCTATTAGATCCAAGCTATTATTGTTTATTCTCATCTTAACCCCAACTCTTTCATTTTCCAGAGGTTTCAGAAATTGAATAGCAGTATATCGTGTCTTAAAAGATACTTCGGAGTTTACTCTTTTCATTATATGTACTACCCCAAAAGATTTTCATAAATCACTTCTAATAAATCCATTAATTCTGGTTGAAGTGATACCTCTATCCAAATGTCATTTGACACTTTACCGCTGATTTTTTTATGATTTAGTTGCTTACTCACATTATGATCACTATATCTCAATATAAAACCTAAGGATTTCATTCTAATTCTTTCGCATGAGTGTTAAAAAGATCTTGTCGAATCATTTCATCTAACACAAAACCATCTGCGTCCGCGTATGTTACCTTATACCAGACTTTCCACTTGAGATTTTTTGTTGAAAGAGTAGACATCACTTTCCAGATGTCTATCTCAAGGTTACTTATATTTTCCTGACGGCTATTCATGAATTATCTTATGATCAATCAGCACCTGATCCATAGCAAAGCTAAGCACTGCATGTTGTTCTCTACCAAGAATTGTCACTCTTAATCTAGTATCTAACGAAACTTTACTTAATACGATTGCTTTCGAAAGCCACTCGAGACCAATTTTTTTTCTAACGTGTTTCATTCTGAATACTCTGAGCGAAGATCTTCACAAGTAATAATCTGTAATATTAGAGTAGGTTCCGATGACGAGACCATATTAGTAATTTTCCACTTGAGTGCGCTTGCTATGTTATGTTCTGACATTGCGAACCAGGCGTCCGCCTCAAGAAACGTCTTTATCTCATCGCTGCAGTTTATCATCGGACATCCACAAATACTTGGTGCCATACTGCCAGAGACAGAGTAGGGCTGTTTATGCCAAGAGAAACAATGCGTTTATCAAATCTAACATCTCCGCATAGTCCACATACTTTGTTCTCAATCTGAGACCATATTTCAGTTTTAACTGATTTCATTCTTTTGCTCAACTAATAAATCTCGAATCATCCACGCAATAGCCTGCATTGATCTGGTCTGAATTTGGTCACCGATATGATTTGCTCTAATTGCTTGTTGCTCTGGCCCACCACCTAAAATCCAGGGGAAAATTATCATAGAAATTCTTCCATGAAGACTAAAATATACTTCCTGTTTAACGCTTTTCATTTTTTGTGGTTTTCTTTAAATCTCTGTTAATTCTCTCGACCATCATATGTGGCAACTCTGTGAGATAAAGATTATACAGTTTTCTAGTCGAATTGAATTTAATCTTGAACAAATCTTTCTCGAGCTGCATTTGTGTATTCCAGCTACTGCTTTCAAGTTGAACTTTAACGTTTTTCATAAACCTAGATTTTCTTTAATTACAAAATGAGTAAAAATAATTGGCCGATAAGCAAGCTTAATCGTGACCTGAGAAACTCCCTTTATTTTCTTAGTCTTTCCGTGGATCTGGTTCATGACAGATCTACGAGTTTCGAGTTTGAGGGTATGTGCAATGTTTTTCATATAGTTATTCTATCATATTCCGAATTAATGTACATAGTCTGAAACTGCCTCCTCCGTGCACAGAAGCATCTTAGCCTTATATCTATCCGACAAACGCTGCTCCGTTCACCACAGAGTGAATTTCTCATATCTCTACTCTAAAAGTCAAATAAACATCAAAAAGCAGGGCATATCCTTCCAATAAACTACCGATTTCGATAGAAAACTAGAAAAATATGCCCTGTAGAGTGACTAAATTGGTATGAAATTTAGGCTAGATTTAACTTAAAGAAGAAGCCAAACTTCGCCATATATGTAAAGCAATTGGAGTAACACCCCGGCGAGTGACAGGAACTAATTGTTGAACGACTTTACTATTATCTATTTGTTCTCTGATTGGCCGCCCAGCAAGCTGTTCAACTTTAGGAATGATAAGAGATACACTTTTCATGCTGGCCAACGCTGAGTTGATAAATCTTGTAAGATTCTTCTCTGATGTTGATAACCAAGGCTTGTTGCAAGTTTATTCCAGATATTGTCCTGAACCGAACCAGTATACATCTTTTCTAACTTAACTCCAACCGGTAGAAGCGCAGACTGAGTTAACTTTCTAGAAACCAATCTCATTTTCTTACGCTTAGTACTCATCATAATCATCTCTCGGCCAATGTTCCTCGTCTTCTTTCATGAAGTTACTCTTATAAGTAGCTAACAAGGGAGATACATAAATCGGCCAGTGTTTCGGGTCTGACTTCTTCTGCTTTGGTTTCGGATTAGAATGTTGTTTCATATTCATGTAGATCTCTCAAATCTAAGATAATATGACTGCGGAAAGCCCAAACCTCTCTGGGATTAACTTCGTGATACAATCTATCTCTTGTGGTATAATTGACAGCCTCAACTAACCTAACTCTAGATAGAAGAGTATATTCGCCAGGAAGAGTAAGTCCGAAGTTCTTAATTCTTCTCATTGACTAATTTTTCCCAGATTAGTACTCGAATTGGTGATCTGAACTTTAGTTCAAAGGAATTTACAATACGACTCCAGAGTGTATACTCGAATTGATTATAGGTTATAGTTTTTTGATGAGCTCTAGTCCAGGGTTCATTCTTTAGTTTAGCTCGAACTGATTTCAATGTATGTCTTCCACTGGCCGCCAGATCATATTCTTCCATGCTTCGATTTCGTCTGCTTGTTCTTCACGCTTACGGTTAATGTATACTACTTCACACCTTAGAGCTTTCCGAATGTTATCGACAATAGTATTACTATCAGACACAGTAGGCTCGTTTTTTGTGATACTATAGTAGAAGCTGATGCTTGGAACATCCTCATCGACGAAGCTTTTACTGAATCTGCGTTCAGTATGTGTTAGTAGCGCGGAACCGGTTCGAATATCTCTGTAGGAAAGTTCCCAGAAGACATTCGGTCCAGCGGGTGTATTTTCAATCAGCCGCCATGTGGTCAGCTGCGGAAAGGACGGATCATACTTTTCCTGTAGATATAACTTAGTAACCATTTTAATCACACTTTCTTTCTGGAATTAGGAATGTATCTTCTATGAGATGCAACCAGAGATAAGAATACGGCAGTTTTTTCTGCCACTGATCTAAAACTTCGTATGCGGTTTTGCTATCACCATAGATTCCCAGAGCTCTCACCGGATTCTGCTTATCATTCTCTAGAATGACATAGAGTCTATCGTAATGCGACATCTGTTAATCGTCCCAACGGTCTTGCATCTTCTTCCAGTGTTCATCCGCAGCGATAGCACACGCAGACACGAAGACGCCAGTCGCGCTGATTACTAACAAAAAAGGCGGGAAAGACGAAAAGAAGAAGCCAACAGACAAAAGAGTGAATGCAACTAAAAGTAGCTTCGTATAGAGCGAGTATGACATATTAGTCTCGATGATCTCCACTAAGGAATGATTCCAGAAAGCTGCGAACAAACGTGTCCAGAAGATCCTTTAGCCAGGTTAGAATGTTAGTCATTGTTTAGTCTCCTTGTTTATCGCGAACTGAAAAGCTAGAGCTTTTTCGTATTGATCCAGATTCTTGTTCATACATTCGATCTCGTTTTTATATTCAGCAAGCTTCTCTTCCCGCCAACGGACTTTAGAAGTCAGCTCGGCATTCTTCCTCAGAACGACATCGACCTGATCCATAACAGAAGCTACATTCTTACTATTAGTCGCTAGCTCATTTTCCAGCTCGGCGATCTGAGTGTTCTTAGCAACAATGGTTACCGCCTGGCGATCGATCCTATCTGTCAGAGATTCATTTTCAATCACCAGCTTTTCGATATCGTCATAGAGAGACTTGTTCTTAGCCAGAGACTCTTTCAGAGCGGCGATGGTATCATTCTTAGTAGCAATGATCTCATCCTTCATAGAAAGGATCTGAGACTGCATAGCAATAACCTCTCGAAGGTCGGCGAGATAGTCAGTAGTGGTATTCATATTTTTTCTTTCCTTAGGCAATATTATTAAGACGTTCGAATAGCCACTCGGCAGATTCTTTAATGTAGAAGCCACCGGTAGCATTTTGTAGTTCGACTCGAGTACCGTTAGCATTTGACCGAAAGCGAATGATGTAATTGGCATTAATGAAGATTTTTTCACCAGTGCCTTCATCGGTAACTGAGATAATATTCATGTTATTTCTTTCTTCTTAAAGTTTTAACAATCCAGGGAAAGGGGAAAGTTCATTCCATACGCCATCCGAGGGGATTGCTGAAGTTAGCAAGTCTTCGATGATTCGGCGAATACCTTCATCAGAGTCAGCTAGAGATCGCTCTAGTTCCTCAATTCTACCACGGATTTCGGTATTCTCTTCTCGGAGAGATTCAATCTGACTCTCTAGTGTAGAGATAGCGGACCATGCAGATTCAGTCATTGTTCATTCAAATCCTTATCGGTAATCGTCATAACCATCATCGATTCGATAGCGGAGCGAAGTGACTTCCTCAGTCAGCTCTTCGATATGGCTATTCTGGTCATAGATCTCAGCTTCTTGTTGGCGAATAGTCTCGGCCATCTCTTCGATAGTCTGTTCCAGCTCTTCAATCTTTTCGACTAGAAGTTCATTCTGCTTCTTTAATATTCCAATTTCCCATTGCAACTCATCAGAATCAAACATTTACATTCTCACCAGACATAATCAGTTTTAGTTGTTTCCGTGTTTCCTTATAGATCCATTCTATCAGGAACGGAATTGTTGTACACTATCTATTCGATAATTTCTGACTTATCTCGCTGATTAATCAGAGGCAGCAGATGATTGATGCTGAGAATCTCGAAGAGAGGAATCAACCCGACGTTCAAATGAGTCAGATCGACATATTCGATTCTGACATCTAGATAATCTACACCCAGCTTTTGAATCAGATCACGATATTTCCAGCCCGACTTCTCGGTTGTGTTCTTGGGATTCTTAAAAGAACAAAAATGAGAAGTCTGTCGATTAGCGATACTAGAACTTCCAGCCATCGTCATACCAACATATATCACAACAGGCTCGTCATCAATAACAGCCGTATGCCGATATACGCCGACTTTACGGCTTGCACCAGTTTTGTCGTTACCGGTAAGAGACTTATGCGAGTTGTCAGCATATAGCCGAAGAGTCTTCATATGAGTGCATTCAGACCATTCTGCATCGATATCGAGCAGAGAAGCACTGATATGTAGATCAGCTAGTGTGGTTCCTGGAACTTTTGGTTGATGACTCATTGGATTGTCAACATAATAAGAGCAGTAAACGATATCCAAACCAGAAGCAGCTCGAATTCGTAATGCTCATTCATACGGATCTTATTGTATATCATCAGGAGATTGGAAACAAACACGAACGTATTGATCATAACAGCAAACCAGATCATTTGACAATGACCGCGATAGCTAGCATGGTGATAACGATCCAGACAAAATCAATCTCCTCGGTCTTCATACCAAAGAGCCACTTAACAGGAACGACTAGAACCCGCATGAGAAGGACGATCGTTAGAATGCTGAGTGTATAAGCATCAGTCATATCAGAAACTTTTCCATACAGGAGGAGGAAATCCAAGTTGGTGTCCGATGAAATGCTCTAGTTCTTCAATCCGTGCACATAGATCATATACCAAACGATGCGGCTTATCTTCCCAGTTATAGGCTTCTGGGCCTTCGCCAGACATAGCAAACCGGTAGACATACGTCATGGGAGTGATCGGATAGTTGAGACCACAGGATTTCTGAAATTGAGAAAGATCAGCTGTAGTCGGTGTGTATTCGAACTTCATATTAACTTACGCCTTTCTTATCGTATGCCATCGTCTTCTTGGTAAACTCTCGGTAGGAGTCGGCGATGATAGTGTCGGGATGCAGCTTTGTCCCTGAACAAAAATGTCGCATAGCAAACTGCAGATTGACCCAAGCCCGAGGAGCAGGAGGAGATTCTCCGTATGCTAGATCGAACATGCGTTGAGAGAAGTCAGCGACTGCAGCGCCGTATGTCTTATACGTCTTGACCATGTCTGGTTCCTGTTTCCTGATACCATTCTATCATATGACGAATTAATGTCAACAGGCTTTCAGAGCGGCATCGAGTTTGTCATTGAGGCGCTTGATGGCCTGTTGCCGCTCGAACTGGTTGCGTAAGTTTTCTCGATGGGCTTTGACCCAGGCGGCTTGCAGGAGACGATCATACCAATTGGAGCTATTCTGCATTAATCAGTTTCCTCTGATAAACTTTCTCGACGCGATAGGAGTTGGGCTTGGGGAAATGAAACATCACGGCTAGCGCATCTTGTTCGGATGTGTAATAGCCATGACAATCGGTGAACTTGATAGCGCCTGGAACAGAGGAAGCACACGCCGTGCGAGTGATCGGATCCTCATACATATCGTACTTGATCACCCAGATCGGGTTCTCGACCACTAGCTGCTCAATCGGTTTCCAGTTCATCAGATTCAGCTCCCGAACTGGATTTCTTCGACCATTCCACCACCGACGATCCAGTTCTGGATCTCAGCGGATTCCGGCGTACCATAGTTCGCGCCATACGTGTCGAGGAATTCCGAAGCATCGGCCTCGGTGGAGAAAACGCCCTCGTTAACGCCGTCGATGATGGTGATGAAGATATGCATGATTGGCTCCTTGCCTCTTGATATATCCATTCTATCATATGGCGAATTAATGTCAAATAGGAAAAAACAGCGCGGGCCCGCGCTAACACGCGAGCGCATAAAGACACACCCCGGGGATCGAAGCCGGCTACCTATCCCCTGGCAGGAGGACCTTGGCTTGCTGGCACAGAGCTAAGACGGATGGTCACCAGCGGACCGGCGGTCTTTATGCGCTCGCGCGCTCAATCATAATAAACTGTATAACTGACCCATTCCTCAAGAGCTGCCTGCAACACCATACAGAGAGTCTCTGCCGTTACGTTCCGATCTTGATAGTAATCTGAAAGGAGCTGACCCAGCTCTTCGCTCAGGTCTTCAGCTCCAGGAGTTTCGGTAAAATCCACCTCACATGCACCAGTACGTTTCGCGAGAGGGATCGCAGGACAGAGGAGTGCCGTTTTCCACGATCAGATCGAACCCGCTCATGAGGTTCGTGCGAACAGCGTCACCGTCCTCGAGGATGTCGATCTCGTACTCGCCGATCGGAAAGCCAGCGGCATCCCAGATGTCGATAAAGTCGGTCAGACCGGCCCAGGTGTCGAAGGTGGTGATCGTGTGAGTGGATTCGATCTTCAGAGCGTACATGTGGTAGTTCCCATTCAGAGGAGGTGGAGGGCCATTCCCTTGCCACCTGATATATCCATTCTATCATAGAATGAATTAATGTCAAACTGCGCTTAGTGGCTATCGATCACCACCTGGACGGGCTCGTTGGCCGGGCCGTTGATCAGCGACGCCTTACGACCATCGGCGTAATAGATATAGGCATACGGCTCGCCGATCGGCGTCCACATGTCCCGGGAGTCCCTCTTCAGCCCGCTGTCGTATTGGTCAGCCGGGCTGCCGTAGATCGAAGGGACCTCATCGCCATCACCGTACGCCGATCGCCAGCGGTCACCACAGCACGGACAGTCCGGACCGTCGTCCTCAGTTCCGTTGAAATAGATGCCGATATTCTCAGCGATAGCATCAGCAGCTTCAGCAGATCGAGCTTCGATGATGACATGATGAGCGACATCCTCATCCATGAGGAAGCTACCGCCGGAGTTGTTTTGGTTGTACTCGTAGAACATGTGGTTTCCTTAGAACAGATCGTAGTTGAAGCGAGGAGCACCGAGAGCGTAGTCCTCGTTGGTGTCATAGTCCTCATCGAAATCGTCCTGATCCCCGAGGGCATCAAGCCAGCGGTCCCACTCCTCAAGGTGCTCGGCGGGCATCGGGAAAGCCGGATTGACGTTGATGATCCGGCCCTTGGGCGTGGTCATTGCGATGAACGTGGTCATGTTTGGCTCCTTGCCACCTGATATATCCATTCTATCAGGAATGGAATTAATGTCAAATGCCGCTAAGAGCGATATAGCGGATATGCTATTAGCAGGGCCAGTAGGATGATCGCTACCATCAATAGCCACCACCGCCAGCGAACAGCGCGATATGGATCATCAGAACCACGAAGGCGCTGACCGAGAGGAATTCCATCAGAAGAATCAGAGCGCGCATGATTAGCCCTCTCCACGCAGAATGGACAGATCTTCTTCGACATCTCTCATATTAGACTCCAGATCGATGAGCTCATAGTTCAGAAGCTTGTAGATCTTCTGTGCCTCTACAACAGAGCGGCTCGTGTCATCTCCACCGGCTCGGAAAATCAGGAAGTCCCTGACATTGGAGATTTCCTCGCGAGCCTTAGCGACGTCGCGGGCGTCCATGCGGAGTCCGAAGTGGAGGTCCTGAAGGAGTTCGATCTGGGCGGCGGTGTTGGTCATCTGAAGGGTTCCTTTTCCCTGCCTGTCTGATATATCCATTCTATCAGGAATGGAATTAATGTCAAATCGACATTAAGAAATGTCAAACCGCTAAAAAATTGGTGCTCCATCCCGGACTCGAACCGGGACTCACTAGGAAACGAATTTTAAGTCCGTCGCGTCTACCAATTCCACCAATGGAGCATACTCGTATTTAGGCGTCAGCTAGCTCCTCGAATGCCTCTGACATCTGATCAATACGACGCATAACCAGATCGAAACCAGCACGCTCGTAGTCAGAGCTGAGAGATTCATAGAACTCAGCAAGAGTCCCTTCCCATTCCAGCATGGCATTGAGGCACTGAGTCAGCTCAGTAGCGGCATTTTCGAACATGCAATAGGACATGTTAGCCATTGATGATAATTTCCTTAGTTTGTGCCAAGTTTTCTTCGCATTTGATCATAAAGTTATGAGCAGCGGGAACACGAATCTTGATATACGAGATGATTTCGTCAATCGCAGCGAAGTTCTGATTGGAATATCCCAAAGCAGATGCCTCCAGAGCCCGCATCTGGGACTTCAGAGAGATAGCTGTTATTTCGATATCGAGGAGCGCAGTCAGAGCGTCGTTAGCTTTGGCCAAGCGTACCTCAGCAATAGCCAGACGAAGTTCCTTGTCATCTTCGGTCATTAGTCGATCTCCGTCACGCGATTATTAGCTTCCATCTCATCGAACATAGCTTCGGCCAGCACAATCTGACTCAGAATGTCCTGCTTCTCTTCGTTGAGATTCTCGATCTTCAGACTCAGCTTCCTGATGAAAGCGTTCAGACTTTCGTCGGGGCACTCAACACTGAGAGAATAGCAGGTATTCATAAGCCCAGCAGCTTGGCGCATCAGATGCCGCATGTCCTCGATGTCGGTTTCCCTGATGTCCACCACGGTCAGGAGGGTCGCGATGTCACTTCTGCGGATGGCGTAGATGGTCATGTCGGGGTCCTTTTCCCTTGGTCCGTTGCAGGGAACCTTTTCCCTGCCACCTGATATATCCATTCTATCAGGAATGGAATTAATGTCAAATCCCTCTTACGCCGCCAGAGGGATTTTGGGGAAAGCCGCCTTGCTCTTAGCTTCTGCCTCACGATAAGCCAGATGCTTAGCACGAGGATCGGTCATCTTAGCAATCTCACCATCTTCTACCAGTTGCTTATAGAGAGCTCGCTCCTTAGAGTATTGCTCATGGTTAGCGACCCAGAAACTCTCGAGAGCTTCGTGAGTGATAGTATTGGGAAGAGCAATGATCCAGGTAGTCCGAGCAACGCGACGACCTTTGCTGATCTTACCAGTCTTCCGGTCGGGCTCCAGAGCAACCCAGGGAGTCTTCTTCCCGGAATACTTAGTCAGCAGAGTAAAGCCAGAGTCTTCGAAGTCGCTCTCAGTAATGTTAGAGACGTTCTTCCAGTTGTACGTGTAACCGCGAAGCTGATGCATCAGCTGAGAATAAGCCACACCCTGCCGAATCTCACCGGTTTCCTCATTCAGGAAAAACTCCTTGGAGACGATTTCCGCGGCGTCGGCGAGCAGCTTTTGGTTGGTGATGCGCATCTGGGGTTCCTTTTCCCTGTTTCCTGATACCATTCTATCAGGAATGGAATTAATGTAAACCCAAAAAAACAAGGAGGCAGGGTTCCCACCTGCCGCTCGTCACCCCCCGACCCGGCATCTCCCGCCGATAATCATAGTTGCAACGATCTTACCGGATAACCCCCGATCAGGGCTTCCGAAGCCCTCTGGGAAGGTTCTTAAAAGACCATCATCCTCCACGACAGGATATCGCCGTGTTAGACCTCCTTAAGCTGCGCGGAGCTGATGATGACGAGAGAACTTCCGGCCCTTGAAGTCCGTGGGCAGAGAACCATCCGGAACCTGAACTTTACCCCGCTTGACACGAACCACATCGTCGGTCATACCCGCGGCCAGCCGGATGGCGCGGAGACGTTCCTTGGTCATTTGGAGCGTGATCGTCGTGGTCATTTGGAATCCCTTTTCCTTGTTTCCTGATACCATTCTATCATATGGCGAATTAATGTCAAACCGCTTTTATGCGCCTTTAGGTCATTTGACATTAATTCTTTTCCTGATAGAATTATCTTACACCAGCGATACGAGAATCTCGTACAGTATTCAGATCAGAAAGACATGATAGACAATACAAGTTCTTCCAGCTGAGAGTACTTCTCAGTAGAGCTTGAGTCTAAACCTACCGTCTTGATATGAAAACGAAGCTTATTCAGATGATACAGAGCTTTGTCTAGATGATAAGTCTCTGGATCTTTAGATTCCCGAATAGATTCGGCATATGCTACAGTCTCTGCTGCAGTTGTATCAGATTGTGACCAGCTCATGGATCAGTTCCCCCACGCAACATACTTATCGCGCAGAGCTTTCAGGCGATCATACGCGGCCTCATACTTATCGATACTATCATAGATCGACTCTTTCAGGTTATCGATACTCAAAAGTTGAGCAACGTTCAAGTCACTCTTGTCAGAGTTGAGTAGATCGCAGAGTTCGAGCTCGAGATCGTCGATCGTTTCGCGGACGATTTTCATTTCGAGTGAGACGTTGTCGATCTTTTCGCGTAGGCCTTGCATTTCCATTTCCTCGTTTTCCTGATACCATTCTATCATACGTGGAATTAATGTAAATGGCTTTTCGTGGGTTTTTTCGCACAATTTTTCTATCCCTTATCGAGGACGAATACCCATGTTTTTAACCATTCCTAAATGTAAAGAATTTTATACATACCGCTATACTGCTACAGGCACTGGAGCTTAAATCTTATTGAAGTGTTCTCGTATAAATTCTAGATGATTCATATAAGCGGTGAATTGAGCCGTAGGAAAAGTTGGTGGTGTTGGTTCGTATTCATAACCATAATCTTCCTCAACCTGGCAGATACATGCTTCTAATTCATCAGCAGAGATGTGAGTGATATTATCATAGTATAGTGATGGGAATATATCGAAATGAGTAGCAGATTCCTGAGTGGTTACATATGCTCCATTAGTAAATACCACATCATAGTCGTATATACCAAGATAATCATAGGCATATGTTACTGCCAGATAGTTCTCGATTGGTTCACGAGTGAGATAGTTGATCTTATACATCTTATAGGTGATAATCATTTACCTATGATCCTATTCAGCATATCTATATCTTCTGAGCTAACAGTGGGCATAGAGGCGAAGCCGGGAATGATCGAGAAGTGAGTTGCATCTTCGATATGGTATACGGGTCCATTGACGTCGTATAGTTTCATGCTCCAATTCATTCTATCTAGGAACTTATACACACGAAGAGCTGAATGCATGTTCTCGATGGGTTCGTTCTTTAGATAATTGACGATTGGCATGATTATTTCTATTCTTTAACCTCATAGAGATCTAGCATCAGTTGGCGAGCGAAGAGAATTTTACCGGCTCTTACTCCTTCATCATAGGCTAGAGGTGCATAGGAAGGAATATCGTCTTCACCGATCTCATTGATTGCTTCTTTCAGAATATTCCTGACAAACCTATTCACTCTATCAGTTAGATCATCGTGCATTGAATTCTTCCTTTGTGGTGGTGATGGTGTATTCTTTATATTGGTTTTTCTTCAGAATCGATGCATACCAGAATAGAATAACCGAAATGATGAGAAGAATAGGAATGAGAGCTAAAAACCAGAGCCCAGCGCGAATGAGAAGGATGATACTAGAGATAATCACAGAGATACCAACTATAGTGGTGGTTCCCCAGAACAGTCCAGTCGCGATACCCTCTACGATCCTATAGTCAATCCGCATCTTCGTCTTCCTTATCATCTTTATCTGATTCATCGAGAATGGTATAACCGAAGTCGTGTTCGTACTTTAAAGCTGATGCATAAAGAGTCAGAGCAATAGAGCCACCGAACCAACCAACAAAGATAAGTAGAGGCCAGTAGCCAGCGTACGCAGCTGCTATGATACCACCAATAAGTGCCATCACGATAGGTGCAAAGAAGAGTATGCTCGCGGCTCTCTGCACGATCTTATAGTTGATTGAATTCTTTTTCTTTTTACCAACCGTAATCAGCATAGTACTCTCTCAGATCGTCTAGTTTATATTGAAGAGATTCATGGTAGATATAGTGATTCCACCAATGGTCATTATTATTGGGATACACAGAGAAGTGAGTGGCCTCAGCTGCGGTGCAGTTAGCATAAAACCAAGTATCATTGTCACGATACTGCATATATTGAATCTGAGGCTCATCAACACTCAGCCACGAGTAGGCTGCTCTTACCGCCACTAGATTAGCGATAGGCTCCTTCTTCAGATAATGAATCGTATACGTGCGCTGACGAGTCGTTGGCAGTTTACTATTATCCATCTGCTAGAATTTTCAGTAGTTCACGAGCGAAGAGAATGTAACCAGCCTCGACACCCTGGTAGTATGCATCATCGAAGTTGCCGCCTGACCAGTCATACGCACTGTCATGAGGGCATTCTTCAGTGATAGTCGCACGAACAGCTTCGCGGGTCAGGATTTCGATAATCGTTTCCATCTTAGACATCTTTTCTAGAACTTTCACCAAAGATGAGCCCGATGCCCAACACTAAACCGATATAGAAGAGAAGAGGAACCGTGCCGACAGATGCATTATTCAAGTAAGATGCCAGAGCATCATCGTAGCAATACCACCCAAAGAGTGGTAGAGCCACGAGCATAGGATAATGAAAGATCACGCGGTTCTTATCCATATTACTTCTTTCCGAAGTAAGAGATGGCGGAAGCCTTAGAACACTTCCAGTTCTTACCGCGATAAGCGAAGACGAAGGGGTACTTATAGGAGCGAGAGTTGTATGACACAAGCTTTCGACCATCGACACCATCAGTCTGAAGGTGGAGTTGCTTCATCATCACTGCCAAAGCAGCCTGGCCGGCAGATTGGCCGCCCTCGACCACTGCCTCGAACTTAGCCTCTACTCGATCTTCAGAGAATACCATCTTACCGATAGAGATGGTCATGCCATTCTTCTTGCCGTATTCTGCCAGAATAGAGTCAAGTTCGGTACGGAGCTTCTGAACGCGAGCGCGATTAAGAGCAGTCATTTCGTATTCCTTCGTTTTCGTTTGTATCTGATTGATAAGATAATTATATCAGGAAAAGAATTAATGAAAATAGGCACCGGAGAATTTATTTTTTCCGATACCCATTGACAAAAATTCTTTTAACGCGCTTCCATCGCGTCGAGAATGATGCTCATCTTTACTTTCAGAGAATCAATATAGGACTTCCTGAGCTTAATGCCTTCTTCCATCTTCTCAACAAGAATGCGAGCAAGAATGGGAACTTCTTGGTCAAAGAGGTCGGATTCACCGATTGTATCAAGAAGAGTCTCAGCATCTGCAGCCAAATCAATCGCACGAGCGTATTCGCTGCAAGCGGCATGGTATTGGACACCAAGATCTTTGATCGCGGACATTTCGTATTCCTTCGTTTTCGTTTTCGTTTTGATAAGATAATTATATCAGGAATGGAATTAATGAAAACCCGTTAAACGAAAAAAGATTTTTCTTTCGCGAAGGGTTGACAAAAATTCTTTTATGGCCGCCAGGGTGTCTGAAGCTCATTCTGAAAAAGACTCATTCGCAATGAATTGATCTCACGATCTTGACTATAGATTTCTTGTTCAAGAGAGTCAACACGCTCTCGAAGCTCAGCAATCAGATTATCCTTCTCATCAAACTTAGCAGAAATAGCCTCGTAGATATTCTCGATAGATTCATTCACCATGGGATGTCATCGCTTCTATAGTTTCTAACTATAGCCTTATATTGATGTTTGAGTTCAACTTTAGCAAGATCTAACTCATGCTGAAGTCGTTGATTTTCCGCTCGCAGTTCAATCACCAGAACTTCTTGTTCTTTCAGAAGTTTCCTGAGCTCTTCATTAGCTTCCGGAGTGTTCAGCCGAATACGCCGAGCTCTCTTCTCTTCAACGAGCTGCTTTAACTCTGCGATAACAGAGTCGTTATCTACCATGGGATTACCAATCCTCTTCGTTGTCAAAATAGTCAGCTACAGCATCTCCAGTGCAGATCTCGACCTTATCACCAAACCAGATCATACCGTCTTGAGTGACACCAGTCCTGAAGAAGGTATCGAACACAACGATATGGCCCAGATCTCTGATATTCGAGATGTCACAGTCTTCGACCTTGACACAACCAATCAGACCTGCATCGACAGCGTAACGCTTGCCATCGGCGTCATTATAGAGACCGTCGCCATAAGCAGTCTGATAGGATGCGACTCGCACACCATTGGAGAGAACAATCTCACCATTCAGACAACGACCATCGACGATAGTCCTGTCACAGAAATCACTCCATTCGTCATTGAGAACGTAGCAGAGATCACCGACATAGTACGTACCAGCAGGCATAGACATGAGTGTAGTTCCTTATTAAGACCTAGGAGAATTCCAGAGACGCTCGACCATGATGTGTCGATCTTTGACGTCTTGAGTCAGAAGCTCAAGTTGCATGGTGAGCTTATTCATTCGGGCATAGAGATCTTCAGCAAACAGAAGATCATCTTCACCGAATTCAAGCTTTTCTTGAGCATCTTCAAGATATTTGATAGCTATAGTGTATTTTTCTCGAGCATAATCAAGCTGTGCCGGAGACCAGCTATGCACGGTACCTTCAAACGGCATATTCATAATCATTTCGAGCCTTCTCCGATTTGGCGAGAGGGGCCTTCCCTCCCTTGTTTCCTGATACCATTATATCCTAAAAGGAATTAATGAAAACCCGCTATGAAAAGAATTTTGGTGTTAATTTATAACAGCGCTCCGTGCACGGAGCCATACGAGCCCATGATATATCCGACAAACGAGGCTCCGTGCACGGAGGAGGCGATTTACCGTTTACGGCCGGGGTTCTCGTAATTCTTAAGAAGCGTATCGTATTGCCGCAGCATATAATTCAGATCTTCTGTAAGAGAAGAGTCAATGCGTTCAATTACCTGCACAGGAACTACATTCATCTGGCCAATTAAAGTAAAATTGGCAACTAGAGCTTGGTGTTGAAACACTACATCTAAGTTATCAGCGTTTAGCGATGGAAAGATATCAATGATGAAGTCAAGATACACTTCCCGATCTTTTCGAGGAGCAGCACGGCGACCATTAAGACTCTTGAGCCACGAATCGTACACAACAACGATCGCTTTTTGGCAAGCAGTAGCTTCAAGAGAACTTTCAAACCGGCCAATAACCAGCTGAGTGCGATTCATAGGGCTGTAACCCTTGAGTTCAAAATACATCATTAGCGCACGTTCCTTGCATTGCAGAAAGAGATGATAGCACGAGCCGTAGAGTTCGCAGTGGCTTGCTCTGAAGACGTGGAGTAATCCGACGGCGAAGCCATCAGAGTTGCATATGCCTGACCAAGCCAAAAAGGCAATTCAGTCGGCTTCATCGTTTCCAGAAGTTCGGTAACTTCATGTGCGGTCATTTCGTTCTCCGTTTCGTTTTGATAAGATAATTATATACCAAAACGAATTAATGAAAACCCACGAGAACGAATTTTATTTTTCGCTCCGTGGGTTGACAAAAATTCTTAGCCTTCGGCGATATCGCCCAGAGCCTCGTTCACACGCCTCTCAAAATCCTCTCGAAGAGGCCAAGAATGATGAGAGTGATTCAGATAATATCGCTTGGTGGTAACAGTATCCTCTACGTAGTGCCAAAGAGTAGGTAAAGAATGCTCTTGTTCATCCACTTCGTACCCAAAGATAAACCCACGATATGCCATTCGATTATTCTTTCCAGATAGATTTGCTACAGAGAATGATAACGACCAGTGCCACAGATGCACAGGAGAACCAAAATAACATCACACACTCACTAACTTTTTATATAACTCTTCTTCACGACCAAAGGCTTCTACCTCCCAAGGCAAGTCGGCATACTCGGGGCCAGATGTATATGCCGCGTATTTGGAACCCTTCCATCCAATGACGTCATCGTGGTAGATGTAGTCGCGCAGCTCTCCCTTGACGTATTGCTTCACATGAACCATCTCATGTGCTAAGAAGAGAAGAGCCTCTTCTTTACAAGAGGCATTCAACTTAATCGCAAACTCTTTGGGCCGATGTACATCATCAAGAGGTTCACATGTTCCTTGGTTGATAAAGGGTCCGTCATCCAAATATGTAGCTTTAACATGAATAGTCAGTTTTTTACGTAGTCTGCGACTAATAAGTTGCTCCATATAGAAGACGACCGCCGACTCTAGATCTGACGCATTGTAGTCAAGACTAGAGCCGGCATCCTCAACGCTACAAACTACTTGCACTGTTCTTACTTGCAGCAGGTGATGCGAGCAAGAGACTCGAAGCGAGAAGCATTCGACTTACGCAGCGCAGCAATCTTCAGCACCATACGAAGAGACGTCTCACGCAGCTTATCGAAGTTGCTTTCGATAAAGGCCATCACGTCAGCCTCTTCGGCCTTGTTGTAGCCAGCCTTCTCGAGCATACCAGCTTTCACGACCTGCTTGATGCGGACGAAATAGTCACGCTTGGTCTTCATCGCGAGATCGATGTAGTGAGCACGCGAAATCAGAGCCTGCAGGTGAGGAGCCAGCTTATGGCCCTTGTCGATCATCACATCGAAGTCAAGATTAGTGATAAAGAGGATAGTACCCTTGAATTCAAAGCGATGAGGAATAATGTCACCATCATCGTCTTCGAACTTAGCCTCAGACATCCACGAGATCATGCGCCGATCCGAAGAGTCGGTCGCGGCTTTGAGGATGTTAAGAGACACATCATCGAAGAAGATAGCGTCAGCATCGTCAAACACGATGATCTGGCCAGGATTGCGATACTTATAGAGAGCCTTCATCAGGCCAGTAGCGCGCACATAACCCTTGATCTGAGTGCTGTTTTCCTCGTACGGGTCGGAGTCCTTCAGGACCTGTTCAACCGTATACGACTTACCGAGACCAGCAGGACCAGAGACGACAAGAGCCTTGACCTCGCCGCCAACTGCGGCAACAGTGAGATCGTGAAGAACCGAGAAGCGCTCGTCGAGCTTAGCAGCAATCTGCTCATCGGTCTCGGTAATAACAGGAGCAAAAGCGTCCAGGTTGCGGACATTGCGGGCCTTCGAGCGGTCGTAAACACCACGGGGCAAATTCGTATTCCTTCAGTTAGTTGGGCAGCCGCCCGTTCCGATTTGATAACCCATTATATCCTATGAGGAATTAATGTAAATCCCATCAGACAAAATTCTTAGGGTTCACCCGGACGTCCATCCAGAATTTCAGGCTATCGGCCCAAAAGTTAACACCGCCCACATCGAGGGCAGCAACCGAATGAGCGAGCACATGTTGGGCCCGGGCGATGCCTTCATCGGCTTGGAATTGCAGTTCGAGAGCCTTCAAGGCCTCGAAGGCCACGATGCCTTGGGTCGGGTCGGTGGTCATGTCGGGTTCCTTTTCCCTGTTTCCTGATACCATTCTATCATATCGGGAATTAATGAAAACCCATAAAACGAAAAAAAGCGCTGTTAATTTGTAACAGCGCTCCGTGCACAGAATTTTTCGTGTCGGTGGGTTATAGGGCTCCATGCACGGAGCGAAGGCCTCAGGCACTCCCCAGTGGAGAGTCCTTGAACTTGGGATTATACCAGTAGTCGTTGGTACGAACCCGAATAAACGGCTTATTAGTTTCAGCCTTAGACGGGTTGGGAATAGTAATCCACGGATTACGATGAGCTTCCCAGGCCTTGATGATGCCATCCAGCTTATCGAGATAGGTCCGATCACTCCGAACAGCCTGAGTCAGGCCGCTACTAACTAGCGAACGTTGGCCCTTTGACTGGCGGGCCTTACGCAACTTCTTCTTCCCCATAATTCACTTACTCCTTTTATTACGACTCGTGGGTTGAACTTCAAATGTTTTAGTTTCGTGGTACACACCATTCAGAAAATAGTCGGCATGTATGGTATTCTTGTCTAAATGATCCCAGACGATATATTCGACAGATCCCTTTGATCTTGAATCAGCTGTGACGATAAACCAATCCGGCATCGATTCTCTCTCTAGCACATCAGGTAGAAATTTTTTGCTTAGTTCTTCTGATATTGGCATATCTAAATCCCCTAAAATATAGTAACCATCTGGGTGCAACATAATATAAATAGATGTAGGTCGCGAGGACATCCCCGAACTCCACCTACTCTAGCTCAACTAAGGAGAACCAGCATGACTATTTATAGAAATAAAGAATATCGTAAAGTTTACATCTCAAACTTTGGTGAATTACCTAAAGACGAAGACGGTAGATCGTATGAAATACACCATATAGATGGAAACCCAAACAACAACGACATATCAAACTTAATTGCTATTACTATCAAAGAACATTATGATATTCATTATACTCAAGGTGATTGGGCTGCATGTTCATTGATTGCATCTCGTTTAAAGTTATCGCCTGAAGAAAAAAGCAACTTAGCTAAATTAGCTAATAAAAAGAGAATTGACAACGGCACTCATATGTTTTTAGATAAAAACTTTCAAAGCAATGCTGCTAAGAAAAGTTGGGAGTCTGATTCCCATAAAGATCATTGCAAACTATTATCAACTATACAAAATGATAAAGTTTCCAACGGAACTCATAACTTTCAACTAATGTCATACGAAGAAAAATCTAAGTTAGGTAAAAGAAATGCCAAGAAGCAATTAGAAGCTGGAACTCATAACTTCCAAAATATATCTCCTGAATCTAGAAAAAACTCGTTGGCTAAAGGACTAAACACTAGAATCTCGAATGGTGCTGCTAATCATCAAAGAAAAAAATTCTGCACACATTGTTTTATAGAATATAGTCTTTTAGTATATGGAAGATACCATGGAGATAAATGTAAACACTTTAAGCAGCTATGATTTACTCGACTAGAAAATCACGAAGACCAAAATCTTGAGACCATTCGTATAAAACAGACCCAGTCGATGTTACGATCTGAACTGTTTCTTTCTGGTTCTCAGCGTAACTAATAGCATCTACTAGCTTTGAGCCCGTATAAAGGATGATATTAGCTGAGGTTTTAACTGTATACATTTCAAACTCCTTGAAAAATAGAGGGAGAGAACTTTGACTCTCCCTCTATTTACAGTTATCACTCGTACAACTTCTTGATGAGTCGAGCAATATCTTCATTTAGCATGTTACGAAGAACCTGCATATTAGTGAGAGCTTCTTCCGGATTGATCTTTTCCAGCATAAGAAGAGCTCCATAGAACTCTCCAACTGCGATTTCCACCTGAGAAAATGGAGTATCGACGTTTTCCATTTAGGCGACCTCAGCCATTTCCATCGCGATGTTAAGAGCCTTGACCTTACGCTCACGATTACCACCAAACCAGGCAGAATTCATGCGGTTATCGGCCGACCGACCAAGCTTATGGTCCATCAGGAAAGTAGCGCTGTTGTAGAGCTGCCAGAAAGAACCTTCCGCATACTCAGCACCCGGCTGAGTTTCAATAGCATCGAAAGCCTTACGAGAAGCCCGAGAGGCGAGCTTACCTTCCGAAGCCTTAGTTCCGCTAGTCATCGGGAACACGCGGTTGAAATACTCCACGATGTTCTCATCGGTGTACTGCTTAGAACCAAGGAACGCAGCCATTTCCTTGTACTTGTCAAGCTTACCGGTAGCAATACCCAGAGTTTCCTTGACCTTAGCGGAGTCAAACACCGCGCGGTGGTTAATAGAGACAGAGTTCTTGGTAGCAGTATCGAGAGACAGAGTCAGAGTGTTATTGCAAACAACTCGAACCGCGGTGAATCGAACGTCGATGGCCTTACCGAACTGATGCGGATTACTGAAGAGCAGATAGCCTTCGGTCCGGTCACCACCAAAGAGGTCAAAGAAAGAGTCCTTGATCTTAGCAAGAGCCCAGACCTGACGGCCACCCTTGAGTGAACCAGCAGTATGCATTTCCATGTCACCAGCATGGACGAATTCGTTGAAGAAGTCAAAAGCCTCTTCATTCTGAACAGGATTCCAAGAGTCAGAGACGATGGTGAGAACCTTGTTATCGGTATCTCGGATCAGAGCCTGAGCAGTAGTTTCGATACGCTTGCCAGCAACTTCAGCAAACAGAGACCGCTTGCTGACAGTCCAATCAAGCCCAGCCTCCTTCATCATCTGAGCGGTGGTCAGGTCGTTACTGACCGGCTTACCGAGACCGTGCCACGGAACCGCACCAGCATACGCCATTTGAGCCACGCCATCGACGATTTCAACTTCATGAGCCAATTTGTTATTCCTTCAATTTGCGGGAAGGCCATTCCTTCCCTGTTTCCTGATACCATTATATAATGAAAAGAATTATTGAAAACCCTTTTTAGGAATTTTTTTCATTAATTTTTTCGTCGGCTTTTCGCTTGATTTGAGCCACGACATTGCTCCAATACGTCTTACCCCACGAAGAAGTAGCGCGGCTCAGAGCTTCATTCGCTGCACCAAGAAGACGCAGATACCCAAGAGCCGTAGTTGGAGGATTGTATTCTACTTTGTGAACACCATAAACCTTGTTCACAAACTTATATCGTTCGTTGATAACCGGAGTCACGCCTGATCCATTTCCATTAAGAATTAATGTCAACCTGCTTCGTGCGCTTAAAAGAGCCTTTGCCACGCTTCGGTGCCACGGCCGAAGGGCGGTTGAATTTCACAATGTTTTTCGCAATGGGATTGCGCATCGACCTTCTCCGTTTCCTTTTGATAGAATTATTATATATGGAAACGAATTATTGAAAACCCTTTTTAGGAATTTTTCTGATAAAATTGCTTAATGAGTTTCAGTGCAGGTCTGATCCATGTATCTCTGTGTTCTGTTATGACTTGTGCTTCTGGTTCAGAGTCTCCAGCAGATATTGTCACAAGCCACGGAGCATCTACTCCGTACATCTCTAGTAACATCAGAGAGTATACTGTCTCTTGAATGAAATAGCCGTATAACATATCACGGTCTTTCCACCAATTTGTGGTTTTGAAGTCTAAAATGGTTTTTTTACCATCGAATTCACAAACCAAGTCGCATCTACCACCAAGCCGAAGCTTAGGTGACATTAGTGGAATTTCAACACCCAGAACTACATCCAATTTGGCATCTAGTTTTGGTTTAACCTGATTAAATAGAACAACCGTAGATGGCATCATCTTTGGTAGAGGTTCATTCAACACATACTTTTCACAAGCTAGATGTAGAGCTGTACCTCTACGAGCTCCTCTATTAGTAGCTCTGTCTGCTTCTTCATCACCAACTCTCTTTCTCCATTCATCGAGGCCGGACTTATCCAGAACAGCACTCAAGAATGTAGTTACAGAAGGAAATCGGTCGCCTTCATCATTAGTATAAAAGCGACCGACTTCTGTATCGATAGAAGTTATGTTTTTATTTTCAATTAAATCGTGCTTAAACATGGTCAATTAGCAGTACTGATAATACCCACAATTGTATGCACGCTGATTTCTCAGTTCACGGTTTTCTCTAACTCTATCTTCAAAGCCTCGCTGATACGCGTTATACTCACTGTTATAGTTATAGTAAAGTGGCTGTTCATAACGATACACCATCTGTGGCTGCGGGTGGTCTTTCTTGACTAAAGCCGCAGCAATTGCGATGGTGGCCAGACTCAACGCTAAGTCACGATTATCGCGTCTTTCCATGGTTGGTCTGTTATATTCTCTGTAATTATATCTTTCTTGAGCAACAGCGTTAGATGCTACTAAAGCTAAGACTAATGACAAAATTCCAATATGTTTCATGTTAAAATCCCAAATCTTCTTTTGCTATGATGTATTGTTTCACTAATTCTGATCTTACGATATCATTTTTATTAAATTCTACTGAATCAAACGACTTGATTTGTTTCAAGATTCTCATGAATTTAAGAATACCACTTTTTTCTGAATCTTTATCTAAATCCGTTTGTCTAAAATCTCCACAGAATAGAATCTTGCAATTCTCTCCAACTCTAGTAATAATTGAATCATTTTCATGGAAACTGAGGTTTTGTAATTCGTCTACAATAACAATGGCATTGTTGAATGTAATACCTCTGACGAATGATGTAGTCTGAAATTCAATCAGACCTTTATTCTTTAAAATGTCATATGCATCTCCACGACCAAAGAGTTCGCTACAGATGCCGTAATAAGGTGCTTCGTAAACAGCTGCTTTAGTTGCAGCACTTCCTGGTAAAAATCCCATATCTCTACTTGGTACTACTGATCGAATGATGACGATCTTATTGAAAGTAGAATACTCACTTAAAATCTCGTTTAATGCTAAGTACATTAGAATAAACGTTTTTCCTGTTCCTGCGGTGCCATGCAACATCAAGTTTTTATCTTTAGCATAAGAATCAAAAGTTTTAACTTGATTGTTTGTCAGAGGCTTAATATGCTTTAGCTGTAATCCTCTTTGTTGCTGATCTCCTCCACCTTGGCGGCGATCGGCTCTTCTTTGTTTTTTAGACGTTCTTTCTAATACAGTCATGAACAGGTCCTTTTGTGGTTAAAATACAAGCATAACCAAAACTTCAAATGGGTTTGATATGAGGATCCTTTGCTTACTTAGTGTTGACGGTTGATTTTGTTATCCCACGACTATGCTCTCGCTTAATGTTCATAAGCACGTCGTTGAATCCTGAGTCGATTTTGCGCAGTCCGCCGCCGAGACCAGCTCCGCTATGAAGCATTGGTGCGCCATTTACTAACTTGATGATGTGTGGATTTTTTTCTAGAAACTCGTCCGCTGCCGAGATTCCCATGAATTCGATGAATTCTTCATTTGTTTGAGTATTTCGAAATTTGTACGTAGGCATTGATACTCCTTGCTCACTAGTTATTTATGATTTTAGCCATTCTATCGTATGACTATTATCAGAATTTTTCCAACCTCTAGCAACTCCAGGTATAGAAAAACGACCTATTCTATTCTGGAATAGGTCGCTAATCAGAGATGTTACTAGAGGCGAAAACATTAGATAGTATCTGCCTGCCGAGTCAGAAAAGTAGTTCTGATCTTCGTTGGATGGAAGAATCTGCTGATAACTTCCAATGCTATTTCAACACTGAATGGCTTGCACGAAAACACATCAATGTATGCTTCTCTTGAATTATCACAGAAATGTGCCATGATGTTGCTCGTCTCAATGAATTGAAGAACTGTCCAGCCAGCTAGATGCTCTTCGTTATGACCAAAATGAATAATCTGAGGATCTCCATATGGAACCATTTCGATTTCTTCTACTAAAGCTTCAACCCATTCTTTCAAAACATCGGGATTGGTAATAGAAGCAAAATCACAATTTGCGCAATCAAATATTGCGTGGTACCCCCAGTATGACATTCATGTAAACTCCTCTAAAAGAAACTATTTATCGTCATTCGTCATCGTCATAATGCAATAGATCTTCCAGATCCATATTCTTCAGAGACTTATTGAATCGCCGCTCGTTCTTTTTACGACGATATTCGTCAATATCCATACCATATTCTTCATCGTCAAAATATTCTTCGGCATAGTTGCGACGGGTCTTACTCATAGTTTCAATTTTCCTTTTAGAGATTAATAGTTCTCGGCCTTGAAGGCTTCGATTTGTTCTGGTGTGTAAGCATGCTTAGACTTAAGATGAATCATCAGAGGACCCTTTCCGTAGAAAGCTTTTCCACCAACTGAGACGCAACCAAAAGGACAGGCTCTTTCGAGGTCCTCCGCGCTTAGTTTATAGTTGGTTTTCTTTGCCTCTTTCTTTTCAACTTCTTCTACTTGCTTAAACATCTTTGCTGCTTCTTCTGGAGGAGGAAGCAAACCAGGGAAAGTATTGTAAACTAATTCGTAGGTGATATTCTTCCAGAGAGACTTCTTGTCTTTCATGGCGATAATCATTTTAGCATCTTCGGGTGTAACAGACTCTAGCATCTGCACGAAGAGTGCTTCTCGCTTGAGCTTATGTAAGTTATCATTGCCGCCTTTGACAAACAGATACATTCGATTGAATGCCTGATAATAGCTAGACTCTAGATCAAGAGCTGTTGCCGGAGTGTAAGGTGGTTCACCCGGAGGTAGAACAAACTCGATGCTAGGATCGAAAATTAATCTCAATGTTCCAACCAAAACTTGATTAGATGCACCAAATCCAAGAGCGTCTTGTCGTTCTTGCGGTGTGGGTAGCTCTGAAATCTTTCTAAGGATTTCGGCAATTCCGGGTCTAGCCATTAATAATTCCTTTTTCTCTTAATTCTTTGACTACATTTAGCATGCGTCTATATTTATCACTATTGATGTATTTAATATCATAAAAAGTCAAATGTGGATATAAAGCATGCCAGATAGTAGCAGCAATTGTAATATCAGAAGTCACCGATTTGCTCCATGAGATTCTTTAACCTCTTTTCGATAAAGTAGGTCATCATTTTTGATCGTGTTTGATTAGCCTGAGCTTCGTATTCGGCAATGATAGCCTTCTGCATATCAGCAGGAGTGTAATCTAGATTTACCAGAATCTCGTTACGCTTATAACCACGAAGCATAGACTCATTACAGAATTCAAAAGGATTAGCATCTACCCAAGCTGCAAGCTTCTTTTCTGAGATAGACTTTTGCCTGATCTTAAGAACCAGAGAGTCGTCAGCACTAAGGAAATTGGGAACGCCATCGCCGCGGTCACCACGAATGATATGCTCCTTCAAGAACTTTTCAGGGTTTTCACACTTAAGATACTTCTTGAGAGTAGGGCTATACTGCTTGATATTTGGGTACTTCTGAAGCTGCTGAAAGTCCTTATCACCGCTCAGAATAAGAACATTCTGGCTATGAGAGTATTCTTTAGCTAAAACGCCGATGATGTCGTCGGCCTCAGCATGCTCGACCTGAATAACTCGATAAGGGAAATACTCTTTCAGCTCATCGCGAATATTATTCAGAGCACTAAAGATCTGTGACCAATTCAATTCTGACTTGGAACGATCTTCGCTACGATTAGCTTTGTAATATGGGAATGCGTCCTTGCGCCACGAGTGCTTAGAGTCAGCGCAGATGATAAGCTCTCCGTATTCAGGAGTGAACTTAACCTTATTAGCTCGAATGCTATTGAGAGTCATATGGCGAAGAATATTTTCATCCACCTCAGCATTTGTGTGATTACCAAGCTGCACCATGAGTGTAGCAATCATCACCTGACTTAAATCCATTAGTATCATGTAAAATTCCAAATCTCAAGCTATGATATAATTATATATCAGTTTAATTAAATGTCAATTAGATCTTCGTCATCCAGAACAAAGCCGTCTTCGTCTTCAATGATCATTGAATCAGAAATACTCTGCAGAGGATAAGTTTTACCATTCACTCTCATAAGAAGAGATTTAATAGATTCTACGACTAGAATGGTGTCTCGTAAATATGATTCATCAGAGATATCATATCCCATGTTTATCAGTCTAGTAAACACATCTCCAGAAACTTCAGCTGAAATTTGCTCTAGATATAATTCTTGAACTGCATGGAGAGCTAATCCAACTTCTTCTAAATTTGTTGGAAGCTCTGAGGCTTTAGGAAACGGGATTACGTTGGAGACTTCATCACTCATTAAAATACCCTAAGCAGAATGGTTTCTTTGTTGATACGACCAGTTAGGGGAGATTCAGCAGTCTTAATGCCTTCCCAGACCTTCTTAAGTGCTAGCTTTCCGCTTTGCACTACAGACGGAATGATCTGCTCCGGCTTTCTCATTGTCTTGTTGATAGACTTAGTCTCGTCAAATCCAACAATGGTGCTGCCTCGAACAGATAGGCCTTCAGGTGAAGAAGCCACATACATGCCTAACTTCTTATATTTAGTGTTTACCACTACTAGAGTTTGAGCACCAATGATCTTAGAAGGATCAACGGAGGCAATCTTATATTGAGCGCTCTCGGCAAGGAAATTCATCTTATCAGTCAGCTGAGCAGCAGACTTAACTTTCGGCTTCCTAGCTTTGCGAATAGTCTTAGTGACTTGAGCAGCAGCTTCAGAATTGCTGATGAAAGACTCTACAAATTCAAGATACTTCTTGAGATTTGCTTTAGTCACTTTGGAGTATGCTTCTTTGAGTTGAGCATCCTTACCAGCAATAGCTTCAACCAACTGATCACGCAGAGGCTTATAGAATTCAGCAATGCTTAATGATTGGCCTGCCTTGATTTCATTCTTCTTCATATAGGCATACGGATCAAACGTAGAAGAATATCCATTCGAGATGAAATTATCAATCTCTTCTTCGAAGTCACCAAGCATAGCATTTACTTTCTCTTTAACTCGATCTGATACGGTTAAAGTAGATTTAGGCTTTGATGTCAATGCTTTTTGATTATCGGCCCAAGAGATGGTTGCATCAATGTTTGCATGACAACGATCAATATAGTCTTGAGGCAGAGTTCCACCTTGATTAATGATTCTAGCAATAGATCCAGCAGACATAGGAGTCCGCCAGTCGGGTGCACTCTTAAACAGAGCAATCTGTGCAGCAGAATAGTTAGTAGCTTCCATGAATTGAACAATCCACGGAATCATGTCTTTCACATTATAATTATAGTTGTACCAGCTCAGAGCCATAGCAATCCCAGACTCTTTTTGAATATCTTCTGGACGAGGCTCTGGACCAATGAACTTGTCGATGCCGGCTGCAAACTTTGCTCGCTGAGCAATCTTCTTTGCATTCTTGTCCGGCTTAGATGAAATCTTTTTAAGCGCTGATGCCATAATAGTTATCCAAATTAGTTATTAAGTCAATAATATCATATAATGAATTAATGTACACCAGCATATTGTGCAATCATATGCATCACGGCTTGATGAGCGTCTTCTACGATCCCATAGTTGTGGGACTTAACGTGAATCCTGGCATCTGCCTGAGATATTGTCTCAAATGTGTTAGCCAGATTATATTCATCAAAGCCGGTAAGAGTGATTATTCCTCCGCCTCTTCTTCTAACGACTTCCAGGGCGTTAATAATGTTTCTAGAATTACCAGATGAAGAAATAGCAATAACAACATCACCCGGCTCTATAATAGATTCTAACTGATACGAATAAACGTTTTCATAACCAAGATCATTAGCAATAGCCGTAATGAGAGGGAGATTAGAAGAAAGAGAAATTACTTTAGGCTTAATGCTCTGCTCTGATGTTTCTCTAATCCCCTTTAAGCAATCACAAGTCAGATGTTCAGCAATTGCAGCAGATCCACCGTTTCCACAGACATAGATTTTATTGGGAACATTATAACCCAGAAGACCGCGTCTTGGTTTAGTTGTAGCTTTAATCAGGCGTATTGCTTTGGCAATCTCAGCCTGGTCTACACTCAATAGAGCTGCATTAAGATCTCTGATATAATCATTGAAGAAGTTAGCGTGAGTCATAAAGAACCTCTGTTCCTGTAGGAGAAAATGAGAATGAAACTGGAGTTAGATCATCATATAAAGCCATGCTTCTCTTGAATTGATCTTGATTTTCAGGTGGAACATAGAACATCATGTAACCACCTCCGCCAGCACCAAGCAACTTACCACCAAGAGCTCCACTGTTGATAGCTTGCTTATAGTATTCGTCTACAATATCATTGCTAATTAGAGGTGTCAGACACTTCTTAGCTTGCCACGCCTCATTCATCAGAGCTCCGAAGTCATGATATCTAGCCTGAACCACATATTGTAAACCAAGCTTGGCCTGATCTACCATACTATTTAGCAAATCAACATTAGATGCTGCACGCTTGGCTTGATCGCTTAGAATAGAATTAGCAGATCTTTTGATACCGATGTAATACAAAAACAAATTATCTTGTAGAAGTTTAGTATCAGTCGTGATTGGCGTAACTTCTACTGAATCATCTTCATTGAATTGAATATAATTGAATCCACCATATGAAGCTGCGTATTGATCTTGAAGGCCGATTGGCGATCCACATAGATTGATTTCTATGTATGCGGCTTCATTTGCTAAATCATACTTTCCCAGAGTTGGGTTCAGAGCTTTAAGGAGAGCACATGCATATGTTGATGATGAACCTAATCCAGTACCAGCAGTTGGAATGTCAGCGAATGAAGAAATCTCAATTCCAGTAGTAGGCCTATATCTAGAACTCTTAAGAATATTCCTAGCAATGTCGTGCTCCAGTTCTTCTGGTGTTTTAACAGTTTCTACTTCTGAATATGAAAGTCGAATGTAATTGTGTACAGTTTGATTTACCGCTACGTACATGTATTTGTCAATGGCGGCAGATAGAACAGCTCCACCATGTCGAGAATAGTGAGAATAGATGTCACTTCCTCCACCGAAGAAGCTGGTTCTTAGAGGTGCTCTTGTTAAAATCATATCAAATAATCTTGAATGTTAGAATTTGTGAAGTGTCTCTTACTTTCAGATCTACGCCTTCATACTGATTAAGCAGACTACGAAGCATAACATCCCACTGAGAGGCTACCTTAGTCCAATTATATCGATTATCAGCATACTGCTTTACGAAATTAAGATAATTCTGAGGCTGTTCACTCTTGACTGAAGCAATAGCCTGATTCAGCATCTGATAGAAGATGTTGGCATGCACATTCAGATCTTGATCCCAGTTGTACATCACAGTCATTCCACCAGCCGTGTCGGGTAGACCACCAAAATTAGGATGCACACACATAACACCAGCTGACATAGCCTCAATTAGAGACTTACTGTTGCATTCCAGCCAGATAGAAGGATATGCTAGAATATGAGCTTTACCCAGATATTCTCTAACGGTATCATTTGGAGCAAATCCATGATAGTTGATCTTGGGATGTTGACGACACTTCTCGTATAGATGTTCAAACTGAGCATCTGCACCATCCCAACCATAAATCTTGTAAGAAGAAAATACATCAAGAACGATGTTATCATGATGCTTTGCTAATTCCTCAAACACTGGAATTAGAATCTCTAAGCCTCGCTGAGGTGTTGAGGTATAGATTAGCCGAATTTCATCAGAAGACTTATTAATAAGATCAGCTGAGATTGGCTCGATAGCAGTTTCTAGAACACAAGTCTTAGAGTCATGTGGAATAGCAAGCTGAGATTGATATTGATTCATCTGCCAGTTGCCACAATAGATGATCTTGTGAAATCTGTCACGAGATGAATCGTTCTTCAAATGGTTTGTCTCGGGGTCACCGGGAAGATCATGAAGCCAATAGAGTCTAATCTTGTCATCTCTTAGTTCACGAACTCGAGACGGAATGATCTGGAAATTCTGAAGAAGATCTGGGTCAAGTCGAGAAATAAGCCCCTCGACCATTTTTTCTGTTCCGCCCTGAGAATTCTTGTTTAACTCATTGCGTTCCCATGGCTTATATTGTTCAGGCATTGAAATAATCCCACTGTGATAATACGATTTGTTTGATGTTGGAATACGGAAATTCATATCCAGTCCAACGAGTGAATTTAGTAGAGTCTGCAACTAGAAAGTCGGGATCGCCGGGCCTACGAGGAGTAATTTCAACCTTAAGATCAACTCCAGAGATATACCTAAATGTTTCAACTAATTCTTTATTAGATGTGCCGTGAGATGAGCCAAGATTAAAAACCATATCTTCTGGACACTTATAGACTGAATCTTTGAACAGCTTATCAACAGCAAGTAAATGAGCTTCTACCACGTCCATTACATGAACATAATCTCTGACACCTGTACCATCTTTAGTTGAATAGTCATCACCGTAGATCTTGAATCTGAAGCCAGCAGAGGCAGCTTTTGACATCTGAGTCAGAATATGAGGTTGATCTTTTGGTTGGCCGACATATTTACCTGAGTTGCTTCTATAAGCACCGGCTACATTGAAATACCTGAAAATGACAGATTTAATTCCATGAGCTTCGTATGCAGATTGTAGAATCTGTTCAGCCTGAAGCTTAGACTTTCCATATGGATTGATTGGTCGAGTAGGAGCAAATTCAGACACCAGATGATTCTGAGCTCCGTAAGTAGCTGCAGTTGAAGAGAATACAATATTTCCCTTCCAACCTAAGTGATTTAGCGTATCTAACATAGCAGCTAAATTACCAGCATTATTTGAGAAATACGGCATCGGATTTGTTACCGATGGGCCTAAAAGAGAGTGAGCTGCTAGATGAAAAATATGATCACAATTATATTCTACCACAGCTACGCAGAAATTAGTCTCACTAAAATCTCCATAAAAATGTCTTAGATTTGGGTGATCCGCCTGCAGCTGTTGTGGCAGTGGTCGATGATCTACAGAAACTACAGTATGGCCAAGGTCTAGCAACCGTTGGCATAAAACTGATCCGATATAACCTGATGTACCTGTTATTGCAAAATTCATGCTGGTGTGACATCCTCTACATGCTTAATTAACTCTCGAGCCATTCTGTCAATATAGCCATAAGGAGCAGCAGCATTAGCAATATGCATAAGCCTACCTTCTAGTAGAGCAATTCGCTCTTTGAGTTGCTGTTCATTCTGGCTTGGAAGATGGTCTGGCCACATCATATTATGAAGATCCATATAACCAGCATCAAAAGCTAGAACATATGATTCTGGTCCAAAACCGAAAACCTCATACAGTGTGCCTCGATAAGATCTGCCTTGCTTTTGTGCTTCAAGAATTAGCTCAGATACACAACAAAAGTAGTCAAGTCTATCTTCTGGAGTTAAAGCATCCCACTTTGCTCGGCGCTGTGAAATATAATCAAAACTTTCTTCACTCATCATCATCCTCTTGTAATTCAATTGCTGATGTATATTCTCGGCCGATCTCTAAACATAAAGAAAGAACAGCAAGCGGTGAAATCATACAAGCAAACCAAACTAGACGTTTGGCTAAAACTGCCTTGAAATATTCCCACCGACTTAATTTAATTTCGCTCTTCACAGTGCTTTAAACTCCAGAATGCTTTCCTTACGCATAGAACGCCAACCAGCATTTTCCGTATCATAAACAACCAGAACATCTGGATTACGATCTCGAACTTGAGCAGACCCCGGGCCGACATTATTCTCTAGATAATTTGCTTCAAGAGTGCAAATCATAACTCGCTCTTCACCATTAACCTTGATGAATTTCACCTCAACTTCTCCAGCATGGAGAGCATCTTCTACATTATCAAAAATAATCATTACCGTAGTTCCTCTAGAAGTTCAACACTACCACCAATATACACCTTCACGTTATTATTGTAAAGGTAAATTTGCGGAAAAGTTTTAGCTGTGGGAATCATCTCTAGCAGTTCTTCTCGAGTAAAGTCTTCATCGAGAACCAACTTGTCATATGAGATATTTGCTTTTTCTAAAGCTTTGATTGCCATACGGCAATGGGGGCAATTTGGCTTAGTATAAACTAACGCGTGATCGTACATCAAGATCTCTCCTTCATTATAAAATTGGTTCCGGATCATGGACTCGAACCACGTACTCCTGATTCAAAGTCAGGGATTTTTCCACGTAAACTAATCCGGAATGGTACCCTCGGACAGAATCGAACTGCCGTAATCTGCGTGTAAAACAGACGTTCTACCATTGAACTACGAGGGCATAAACTTGGTAGTTCCACACAGTATCGATCTGTGCCATTCGACTTATGAGATCGAAGTCCTTACCTAAGATGGAACTAAAGTTTAGCTGCTTTTAACTTTGTGTAATATTTAGGATCTTCTCCCAAATGATCTAGAGCAATTTCTTTTGCTACACTCTTGTTGTCGGTGTGTTCCATTTCGGATTCAGTACCGACAACAAGAGCATCTTCGATTTCCTCAACAGAAACTTTATGCTTAGCTGCAATTTCAGCTGGTGATAAAGTCTTCTTGTTTAGATAATCCTTGAATGATTTCATTTAAGCTTTCCTCTAACTAGATGATCACCACAATGAGATGCAGCAAAAGAATTTGGCTTGATAGTAGCATCAATTCCGGTCTGTCCCTTAACATAACCTAAAGCTTCTTTAACTGCAACATTAGATTTATGCTTTTCTGAAGGGTTCAGATCGAGGTGAATTTCTAGATGCCTCTTGCCAATTACATCAATAACTTCTAGAGCAGCAGATGTAGCATACATAACTTCATTAAGAAGTCTTTGCTTTAGATTGCCAAAGTCTGGAAGCTCAAACGTATCATGGAATAATTTACATCCTTTGTTTGAGTCTACATGAAGAATGATAACGGTGCTGTATCTAGCATACCAAATATCGTGCTTCTTAAATCTTTGACTATCACACCCAATGTAAACAGAAGAAGTTACACTAGAGTCCTGAATTGCTTTTCTTGCTTTATCATACATTACGCACCTGTTAAAATGGCGAAGGTGTGCGGTACCGCCCCGCATTCTTCGGTTTTGGAGACCGACGCTTCACTGTTAAAGCTTCACCGACAGTATCAAAAATTGGCAGTCGTATCAGGATTCAAACCCGAGGCTCCCAGTTCGTAGCTGGGTGTTTTATTCAATTAAACTATACGACTAAAAAATGGGGGCAGATGATGGATTCGAACCACCGTCCTCTTGGGTATGAGCCAAGCGCGCTGACCACTGCGCCAATCTGCATCAAACTTAGATAGTACCACCAGCCTGGAAATGAGCTAACTTATGTCCGCCTGTGTACTGGAAATGAGGAAATTCTCTAAACGTCTTCCAATCTCCAGCCCACTCTAATCCACACTGCTTACCCAAAGCTCCGACCTTTTGCCAGAGTACTCCGTCTTCGCCAGTGGTTTTCCAGACTGGCTTTCCATAACGAAGTGGTACTACATCATACGCAATTCTATAATTGTGCATCGACTGACCAGCTTTAGCATTGGTCACCTTAGCACCTGGTGTAGTTCTTCCCTGATTATACAGACGGTTTTGTTCTTCTGCATCTCTATATGTACAAGTAATCATAATATCGATGCCTGCTGCATGACAAGCTGCTACATGAGCTTTTGCCATTGCTTGTACTTTTGGATGAAGATCTTCTACTTTTCTGCTACTAATCATGGTATTCTCCCTAACGAATTCAATTTATTTAGGGAAAAGTGGAGGGTCTACTGGAAATCGAATCTAAATTCAGTAATAATGGTAGGTGTGGTGGGATTCGAACCCACGTTGTGGAATGCATGATTAAAAGTCATGGCCGTTCGACCGCTACGGTAACACACCCATAATGATAAAAACTTGGTACTGAGGGTGGGATTCGAACCCACACTAACCGCTAATCTGGCGAAATCGAGGTTATAAATCTCGTCGTGCTATCCATTACACTACCCCAGCATATTAAGTAAATATTCTTTATTTATGTTTGAGTTATTCAAAACTAAAACTTGAATATTATTTAGATGCATTGCACTTTCAATTTTTAATTTATCTTTAAGAATTAAATAATCATTTTTTGGATCTAAATATAAATCATAAGCCGGCAAATAAAAATCTGGAATGTATCTTCTAATTTTACCATTATCATTCCAAATAAAGCCTTTTCTTACTTTAATCCATTCAACGCATATTTCATCTAAAATTTTAGCAACTCTAACTTCATATGATGATTCTAAAATTACTCCAGGTTTGTATTCTACATTCTTAGAATATTTAGAATTTTTCTTAAGTCTGGTGCATGCTAATACAGAAAGTTTATCTTTTGTTTCAGAAGAATGGCGCCAACCTGATATATTAGGATTATTAAGTCTAGAATTAGAAACTTTTTCCGAATTAAATTTTACTCTATCATCAGTAGCTTTAGTTAAATCGTGGTTCCAAGCTTTTCTATTACTAGTCTTGTATCCATGATTTGGATCATAATCTATACCTCTAACTTTTTTAAGTTTTACACCTTGGCAAGCTACCAAGTGCTTTCGAAAATTAGAGTTACTTATATCTTTATTGCATTTAGTGCAACTTGTTTTGTTTCTAATCATAGACGCATCTCCTATATGCATCTATTTATTATACTAAGCTCTTCGCTCTACCATTGAGCTACAGGACCATTTGTTAAGATGTATTATATCTTAATTTTATTTATTGTCAAACCCAAGAAATGTCGGATTGATGACGCAAAATTTGTCCTTCTTCAATGACTAGATCGCCTTTTGGTCGGCGAATGGTCCTCTTGGCATTAGTCCACATAAGACCATACTGAGATTTCCAGACACGACCATGTCGATCAATAGATTCCCTTAGAACAGTCTTCATACTTTAACTCCAGAAAAGAACGTCTTCTTACTAAGATAAGCAAGACCAACGATCACGAAAAATGGCCAGACGACTACACATCCGAGCGCACCCATCACCAACTGTATAAATCGATCACTTTCATCCATTTCATATGGAACAAGTGGCTTACAAAAGACGTAAATGGCAAATACGAAATAGGTAGTTACTACACCTAGAATCCAAATAAAAGTCATTAGTTCTTCCTATTAGAGATAAAAGTTCCGATCAAATATGCCGGACCGATAACCAAAAGAATTGGCCAGAATAAATAACAGAAAACACCAGCAAATAACAAAAACATGAATAGGTCAAACTCTGGGTCGAATCTAGTAGATTTCTTGTATTCGATTGTTGCTTTGACTGCTACGATGAAATAAATCACCGTAGCAACCATAAGCCAAAGCGGCGTAAACATTTACGGCTTGACCATCATGAAGGTTTCACCGTTGCCGACGTAAGTGGGCAGCTTACCGTCCCAAGTCTCAACCCACATTTGTTGCAGGATCTGAGGATTAGAGCGAAGAGCTTCACCACGGATACGAGTAGCTTCTGCCTCACCCTTTGCTTCAGCAACCTTAGCTGCGGCTTGAGCAGTAGCACGAGCTTCATCTGCCTTAGCGGCTTCTGCTTCTTGAAGCTTAGTAGTCTTCAGAGTGATAGCGGCAGTCACGGATGCGGGGTAACGGATAGAGCCAATCCATTCAAGGTTAAGAACCTCGATGCCTTCCTTATCGAACTGCTTCTGAACATCGACGAGTGCAGATCTAATCAGTTGTGCCTTACCACCAGTGTAAATCTGCTCAGACGACATCTTTTCTGCTTCAGCGTTCACTGCAGAACGAATAGCGTTACGAATGGTGCCATGAATCAGATCGTCTGTAGAGGCGCGATACTTCGCATAGATAGCAGGAGCCTTAGCGGGGTTGATTCGAACGGTAACCGCAATATCACCAGACAAAGTCAGACCGGTATTGTCATTGAAGACGATTTCTTCATTGAGAGGCTCACCTTCAGATGTCGCACGAGTGAAGGAATAAACCTTCTGAGTGACTGGATATTCGATGATCTTTTCACCAAAGAGTCCCAGAGCATGCCAACCAGTGGGCAGAGGTTCTGATTGAACACCGGCATTAGAGCCGACATTCTTAACCTTAACACCGATAGAACCGGCATCAACGACCTGGCCGCAGCCAGCAAGAGCAACTGCAGAAGCAGCGACGATTAGAAGAGTCTTAATATTCATTCTGATTCAATCCATTTCGAGAGGTAAGATACAAACTTGGTGATAACATAGATATCGATTGCCACACCTGCAGCAATCAAGAATGGAGCTGCCAGAACTCCAAAATCACTTCCTGACATCAGAGCTGAATTGACCAGCATCCTAAACCAGAGAAGATTAGCGATAGCAAAAACAGATGCACCAAACACCGTTTTAACTAAAAGATTTTCAGCTTTCATTAAATTACATCCACTTGACGTTCATGATAGTGACGTTGTAGTTCGGGTACTGCCGACGGACATGCTCAAGAATAGCAAATTCGCTAGTAGCACCACCGAGCTGGTTGACATTGCCCTGAATCTTCATCCGGCCTTCGCTATTGCCGTCGGAGTAGGTGAAATCCACCTGAAATTGGTTACGTCGGTCGTTCATTTGTTTGTTCCTGTTTGGTTGGTATAAATATATTATATCAGGCTACGAATTAATGTAAATAGGAAAAAACATGACGTGCAAAGCGTTTTTACCCAACAATGGTTTCAAATTTCAGGTCCATAAATTACCGGGCTTTGAGGAATACGTTCAGGGTGTGACATTCCCTGGCGTGGTCATGGGAGAAACTGGTGGATTCAAGACGCCATTCCAGACAATAGCTCTACCCGGAGAACATATGACATTTGAACCTATTTCTGCTAGATTCAAAGTCAACTACGATATGTCAAATTATACAGAGATTTTTGACTGGATCCGTGGCTTGGGTAAACCGACTTCTTACACAGAGAGAAAAGCTCTTTTAGATCCACAGATTCAGGCCACTCTCTCTATCTTAGATTCTTCTCTTAATCCTACCATTCAATATACATTCTACGATCTATATCCTGACTATCTATCTGGATTCAATTTAGCTCTAGACGGTAATGATGTTCAGTATGTAGAAGCAACAGTGCGATTTAATTACACAAATTATGACTATACTACACTTTAAGTGTTTACTTTTATTGTGTAACCTGATATAATACTTGCAATGAGTATAAAAGGATAAATCATGACTATTGATGAAATATTTGATGCCTGGAACGTAGATTCTAAGATCGATAAGACGCAGCTCGGGAATGAAGCTATAAACATTCCAAAATTACATCATAAATATTATCGCATCTATATGAATGAGAAGTTAAAGCTTCTTAAGATGCAAGCTGATCTGAAACAATTTACCGCACATCGCCATGACTTCTATAGTGGAGCTATGGACGACGAGACTCTGCGGGATTTCGGTTGGCTAGAAGAATTTCAGTCAGTCGGGAGAAAAACCATTCTCAAGAGCGATATCTCTCGGCATCTAGAGTCAGATAAGCATATCATAGAAAAAAATCTCAAAGTAGCAGTACAGCTCGAAAAGATTGAACTTCTCAATTCGATTATCAAATCATTTGTGAATCGTGGATTTTTAATCAAAAACGGGATCGACTGGGAGAAATTCCAAGTAGGGGCATAAAGTGGCAGATACAATATATGTTGAAAAAGTTAATGAAGTTCACATAAGAATCAAAACAACAGATCCTGGAATACTTTTTGAACTGAAAGAGTATTTCAAGTTTGCTGTTCCTGGAGCTAAGTTCTCACCGAAATTCAGAAATGGAATCTGGGACGGAAATATCTATCTCTTTAATCCTATGACTGGATTGCTTTATCATGGTCTTCTATCTTATATAGAGCTCTTTGCTAAGGACAGAGACTACGAAGTTGAATTATCATCTGACTTTGATCAATTTGAAATCTCAGCTTTAGAAGCTAGAGATTTTTTCAAGTCTCTGAATCTACCATATGAGGTCAGAGAGCATCAAGAAGCAGGGTTTCTTTATGGAGTGAGAAATCACAGAGGATTGCTTCTGTCTCCAACTGGATCTGGTAAGTCATTGATTATCTATCTTCTGACTAGATTCTACAATATGAAAACTCTGATCATTGTTCCTACTACATCTCTAGTATCTCAGCTGACTTCTGACTTTGAAGATTATGGCTATAACACCGAAAAGAATGTTCATCAGGTGTATGCCGGTCAGGCAAAGGACTCACCGAAGAAAATCACTATCAGCACTTGGCAGAGTCTCTATAAACTTCCAAAATCGTATTTTCAACAATATGAGGTAGTTATTGGTGATGAGGCTCATCTGTTTAAAGCAACTTCTCTTATCTCTATCATGGAGAAACTGATAAACTGCAAATATAGATTCGGAACAACCGGCACTCTAGACGGAAGTCAAACTAATAAGTTAGTTCTAGAAGGTGTGTTTGGAGCAGTCAAGAGAGTTACCACTACATCTGAGCTGATTGATAAGAAGCTTCTAGCAAATTTCAATATCAAGGCTATTATTCTTTCATATTCACCCG